CTTAAGACTGATAAGAATTCGTTTAAGTCATAGACTCCAAACTCTTGTGGAAAGTCTTCTACAATAGTTGCTGATGCAAGAATTGTTTTAGACTCTGATATCGTCTTTAATTTTTGACCTGGTTGAAATACCAAGTTAGGATTAATTGTTGCGAAGTTTTTTAACACATTCACGGTGTCATTTGATAGATTCATATTTTCTCCATAATAATATATTATACCATACTTTCATCGTTTTGTAAACGATTATTTTTCATTTTTATCATGACAAGCTAAAGCAATAATAGTATAGTGCAAGATCTTTAAAAGATCAGCTCTATTATGTCCTTCTTTCTTACCATACCTTTGAGCGTACTTAAGTACGTTACCCAAAGCAAATCCCATACCATGACCACAATCAATAATGAATTCAGTTGATTGAAACTGATTCTTTGAATAGTGACCGCCGTAAGTTTTATCGATATAAGCTTGAAGCTCTGCTATGAGAGCTCCTTCATTAAACTTATAGTCAATTTGCTTAGATTTCTTTATAAACATCTTCATCTCCTTCATAAGGATTAGTTACAATCTCATCAGCGTCTACTTTGCTGTAAAGATCAAGGAAAGCTTCCTTTGTATCATTATCAAATCTTGAAATACAAAGATCAATTGCTTTGTCTCTTTTCTCAAAGATTGAAAACGTTTGAACAATGTGGCAAAGCCTTCTTGTTGAAATAACTTCATCAACGCCATCGTCATAAAATGTTTTGCGTATAATGTCAGCCCATGTTACGAGCTTATCTGCAAAGTCGCTGTCTACACAGTCAAATTTCTCCATGTGTTTTAATACAATCTTTTTCTCGATGTTTAACGATGGGAATTGCTGATCTACTGAGATAGTAAATCTTTCTAGGAAAGCATCATCAATGATCGAAGCAGCTGTAAATCTGCCATCATCAGAACCTTTACCTTTTGTATTTGCTGTTGCAATAACATTGAATCCTTCTGCAGGATATACAATATCTCCAGTCTTTTTGACTAGGACTGGTTTGCCTTCAAGGATTCCTTGTAAGCACATGATTTTATTTGTTGCTCTATCGATCTCATCGAGGAGTAACACCGCGCCATTTTCCATAGCTTTTAAAACTGGACCCTTAGAGAAAACTGTTTCTCCATTGATAAGTCTAAATCCACCAAGTAAATCATCCTCATCTGTTTCAGGATTGATTTGAACTCTNATAAACTCTTTGCCGACTTTAGCACATGCTTGTTCGACCATAAATGTTTTACCATTACCAGAAAGACCAGCAATATAAGTTGGATAGAACATATCTGATTTGACAATTTTTACAATGTCATGATAAGCTCCCCAAGCAATAAATGTATCATCAAGTTGAGCAAAGTTTTTCTCTTCGTTTACAATTGATTGCATTTGAGCAGCTTGAGCAGGAATGCTGTTAACAACTGATGTATTTACCATAGTTTCTCTTAATGGCTCAATCAAACCAGCAAGATCGTAAGTACCAATCTTGACTCTATTGTTTTTTTGCATAAGTGGATCCCAGTCTTTTCCTGAGTATCCAAACGATTCGCCAACCTCGACGATCGCATTTTTTCTAAACTGAGTTTGATCAGGATATCTGATTGCAAGCTCTTTTAGAATTATTTCAGTTGATTTTTTCAAGTTATTCATAATATAGTTTTCTCCTTATCTTTATTATTTGTATATTATACCATAGTTCGGCGCATTTGTAAACGATTATTTTCACTTTTTTTGAAAATAATTGACAGAAAAGTGTTGATCTTATTCTGCAACTGCTTTACCAAAGTTAGTTAGCAATGTTTTGTTAAGCTTTTTAGACTTACTGAACTTTTTAAATGCTGTAGTCAATTGACCTTTTGAAGCATCTTCTGCTGTAACAAATTCTTCTGCATCTGTTTCTAGTCTTTTAGATTTTAAAACATAGAATTCGTTATAGCCAAGTGTATCTGTAAAAGTTACACATTTCTTTTTGTTGTATTCTTTTTGATACTTTCTCATATTGCTGCTATCGTAATATGTCTCTTCATCACAATCTTCAATTTTGTATTTAAAGTTGTGAGCACCGTCTGCTAAGAAAAAGCCGATTGTAGTACAACCGAATTTCTTTTGAAGATTCTCAAGTAGGCTTTGAGTTCCTCCTTTTCGAGTATCTTCTAGTTTTACATGCTCGCCCATAATATTAACGAGTGCGCCTTTATAAGTTTCTGTAAGAGTGTAATCTCTTTTACTATTTTTGACTATGCTGATTCCATTTGTATCTCCATCAGAGATTACTACAAAATTCATATTGTCGATGTTGTTATTTCTTTTAAACTTATCGACCATTCTATGAGCAGCAATCAATGATTGGTTAAGAGGTGTTGAACCATACTCTTCTTCTGGAGCCAATACATATCTTTCATAAAAGCCCCACTCACGTTTTGCGAGTACTTTTCTTAAATAGATATGGAACAACGCTTCTTCATAATCTCCCTTTTTAAGAGTTGAAGCAATTACTTGTGGCAGCGATAAACCACCGTGATGTACTTCAGATTCTATTTGATCAATTGAGTAATTTGATCCTTCGTCTTCTAGATGTAACCATTGGCTTAATTGTGGATTACTATTTGTAAATCCATAAACATCAAATGGTATATTAATAGTTTTGCAAAAAACAACTAAGTGTAAAAGTTGATCCATTACATTCGTCATACATTCTGTCATAGAACCTGAGTAATCAATTAACATCATCATTCCATGATTTTTAGAATCCGCAAGTTTTGTAACTCTTGCAAATATATCATCATTTGTTTTATATGACCATAATCTATTTACGTCGACAGAACCAGTTTTAGCTGTTTGAGCTCTTGTATATCTGAAAGCTGCTTTTCTCATTTCAAACTCTTTCACTGCAAAGTTAACGCTTTGTTTTACAGTCTTAAGATATTGTTTAAACTCTTCTTTATGCTCTGCAAGTGTAATCATGCTATCAGAATATGTTGCAGCTGATTCGTCATATTTGTTCAATTTAATTTGTCTTGATTTTTTAAGTTGAGCATATGGTGTTACAATAGCATCTCTTACTGGTTTACTAAATTCGTTACCAATAAGAGTTTGCATTCCACCTTCATTAATATCTAAGAGTGTATGTTCTTTTCTTCTAAATGCTTCATCTGTTTGAGAAACATCTTCTTCAGCTGGTTTTTGGTTTTCAACATTTCCTTGATTATCTCCATCGTCATCGGCTTTTGAAGGATCTCCTTTTGCTGAATCGTTTCCTTCTTCATCAGTTTCATTAGTAGAATCTTGTTGTTCATTTCCAGTATCTTTCTTTTGTTCATTTTGAGTCTCCATATCATCATGGCCCTGTGGTCCCATATCATCTTCTTCCTGTTGACCTTCTGTTTCTTGTTCTTGAGATCCCATAGGAGGAGGTGTCATAAGCTCTTCTTGATTTTCTTTTGTATAAGCAAGAATGTCTCTTACTAAATCAAGCACTTCATCAAATGTTTCTGTCTTCATTGATCTATTATAATAAACCATTTCCTCATCATTCATTGGTACTTCAAGATGAGCTCCAACTTTAGCCTTTAAGTTAATTTTATCGATAAGTTTAACTTCGTCCCAATCGAGATCTTCATCAACTCCAAAAAAGTCATCATCAAAAAGCTTTTTATAGCCTCTTGCCATTGGAGCAACAAGACCAACATAAGCATCTTTAATATGTCTTTCAATTCTTGCATCTTCAATAACATTGATATAAGTACGTGGACAACCTTCTAGTTTCTCAGGACTATCATGCCAACCTTCATATGGTGTAAATAAAGCATGTCCAACTTCGTGACCTATAAAAAGATCAGCAACATCTTTACCCATGTCTTTCCAGAGTGGAATACCNAGAATTCTNTTTTTAATATCGAACCANGCNGTTTTNTANTTNCCNTATTGNACNGTAATNTTNTCTTTNGCNANAAGCTTAGCAAGAGTGCTTTTGTGTTTAATCATTGATTTTCCTTATCTTTTTGATTTTATACGTATATTATACCATAGTTCAGCATATATGTAAACGACTTTTGGTGAAATAATTGAAAATAATTAGCAGAAAAGTGTTGATCTTAAAAATGGTGCTGGTAGTCGGGTTCGAACTGACGACCTATTGATTACAAATCAATTGCTCTACCAACTGAGCTATACCAGCATTATCTGATCTTTGAGAAATTTCTTTCTTTAAAGAATTCTATCTTACTTCTAAATTTGTTTTCAAGTACATCTCCTTTATGAGATATAATAAACACATTACTTCCATCATCGAGAGTATCAAGAATCTTTGTAAGATTGTCTACACCATCAATATCTAAACTTGAATCAAATGTTTCATCAAGTATAAGTAGATTTGACGCTGCGCTATTTTTCATTTTAGCAATTTGTCTCCATGTAAAGAGAAGAGATAAATCAATTCTTTGTTTCTCTCCTTCTGAGAATGAAGCATAATTAAACGAATCACGATGTCTTGATCTTATAGTCTCATTAAAGTTTTCATCTAAATGAAACGATACAAAGAAATCTAAAACCTGTAAGTAACTATTAATTAATCTATTCATGATAGGAAGATATTGCTTAATGACTTTTGTTTTAATACCAGTGTCTTTAAGCATTTCACCTATGACTTCATTGTAGGTTCTTTCTTCTACATACTCAAGTTTCTTTTCAGTAGATTTGTCTTTACTTCTTCTCATGTCTGAAAGTTCTTTCTTTGCTTTTGATGCGTCTCCAGTTTGACCTTGTAGACTATCAATTTCTTTTTGAACCTTATTGACTTCTTTTTGAAGAAGAGCAATCGCATCATTATTACTATTTATCTTTTGTTGTTTTTGACGAAGCTTATTAAGACTATTAGAAACTTCTTGTTGTTCTACTTTCATTTCAGCAATATTCTTTGCAAGATCATCTTTGGCTGTTTGAATTTCTTTTGCTTTTGCTTTAACTGAAGTAATTTTTTCTACTTTCTTTTCTTCTTCGATTGCCTGATCACATGTTGGACATTGATCATTATCTTCATAGAATCTAGATTCATCAACTAAACCTTTAATCTTATCGTTGAATTGCATATCATAAGAATCAAGTTGAGACATTTTCTTAATAAGTTGTCCACTATGCTTTTCTTCTTCTGTGATAGAGGCTGATAGATTCTTACCAAGAGTTTTGCTTTCATCAAAGAGTTTATTAATTTCTTCTTTATGAGCATCGATGCTCTCTCTTTTCTTTTCTATTTGATCGTCATTTAACTCTTGCAAGTCTTTGATATACTTACTTTGAGCATCCATTTTAGTTTTAAGAATATCGATTTGATGATTAACATCAGTTAATTCATCTTTGATTTTAGAGTTTCTTTCTTTTAACAGAGTATTCATCTTAGAAAAGATGTTGATATCTAATAAGTCTTCAATGATATTCCTTCTTGACCAAACTGGCAATTGCATGAATGGTATAAAAGAAGATGAACCAAGTACAACTACCTGGTGAAATGACTTATGGTTAAGCTTAAGAATATTTTGCTCTAAGAACTTTTGATAATCTCTGGCATTAGATGCTTGATTAATCAAATTACCATTTTGATAGATTTCAAACTTACCTGGTTTAATACCACGTACAATCTTAAACTCATGACTTCCTATAGTCATTTCGACTGTAACAAGTGTACCTTTTTTATTAATACTATTGATCATTTGATCTTTCTTAATATCTCTATGGGGTTTGCCAAAGAGAGCAAATGAAAGAGCATCTAGCAAAGTTGATTTACCTGCTCCATTTTGACCAACAATTAATGTTGATGGTGTCTTATCTAATAAGATTTTTATTGGATCGCTTCCAGTGGAGAGAAAATTCTTCCACTCACATGATTTAAAATGTATCATACTACCTCGAGATTCTGTGCCTCTGTATATAGCTTACGTAGTTCTACCTTAAGATGTTCTTTATCTAAGTCAGTATCTACAGCTTCAACATATGAATCCAAAAGTTCGTTTGTATCTTCAAGGGATATTTTCTCGTCTTCTACGCTTTCTCCCAGATACTCTTCGAAACTTTCAGCTATTTTTAGCTCATATGTTTCTATGTTCTGTAATCTGTCTATGAATTTGTCAAACATATACAAATCATTTTTATTTATAACAATCAGCTTGATAAACTTTTTCTCAAACTGCGATATGTCTACTTTATCATAATCTGTTTTAGTATCATCATATATAACTTTCTTAAACATTGTAATTGGATTTCTTACTGGTGTAATCTCTCTTGTTTCAGTATCAAGTACATGAAAGAATTTTGGATCATCAACATCTGCCCAAGTAAATTCCATTTGAGAACCAAGATACGTAACATTCCCTTGAGAACTTTTTGTATGGAAATGACCACTAAGAACCATTTCAAATCTTGAAAAAACATCAGCACTCATGCCATGTGGATTAGGCATCCCTGCCATCATGTCAAATCCTTTTAATTCCAAATGAGCTCCAAGAATAGGTGCACCACATTTTTGAGCAAACTCTGTATACTCTTTATAGTTTGCATTGTTAATCCAAGGTATGACTGCCACTCCAAGTCCATCATAATCAATGACAGTTGGTTTCATAATAATATTGACATTTGATGTAAAGTAACCAAGCAGTTCTTTTAGAGAACAGAGTTCATTTGTATTTTTAAAGTATACATCATGATTGCCTGGAATAATATCCATTGTCATACCAAACTCTTTTAATGGTTCTAAGAAGTGTTTGCGATTAGCATTTAAAGCTTTGAAATTAACAAACTTACGATGCTCGTAATAGTCTCCGAGATGGAGTACGTTTTTGATACCATTCTCTTGGCAATATGGAAAGAAGATTTCGCTATAGAAACGATCTTGATATTGTAAGAAGATATCACTACTATTTCTGACACCACAATGAGTGTCATTAAGAATTGCTACTTTCATCCTTTTGCAAGTCTCATCATTCTTTTTTGAGCTTTCATAATACGCTTTCCAGCATTCTTAATCTTCTCCATTTTAATAGCTACAATCCCTCTTTGTATCTTACGCTTTTCTTCGCGTTGAGTTCTTTTCTTCATAAGACGAATATGTCTTAGATTTTGTTTTGTACTTACCTTTTTCATTACATAAACAGCTCGAGCTTTTCTTTCTCTCGCTTTTTCTCCTCTTTTGCAAATTGTTTAATAGCTTCGTCTTTTGTACGTATCTGACCGATTCTTTGTCTTAACGTATCTACATAAGCCATTGTTTGTTCAGCGCCTTCGTTATCCATACCCATAGCAACAAAGTCTTCAATACCCATCTTCTCAATGAACTTAAATTTGATTTCTTGTTGTTTCTTTTCTTTAGTTATTCTACGAATAAATGCAAAATAACAAATTTGAGTAAAGTACGAGAATGCATTAGGCTTTCCAGTTCTTGTAGCAGTTTCAATATTATAATTATTGATTGCTCTTAAACAGTTTTCAACGGCATCCATAACCATTTCTTCTCTATAAGTATACCTCACGAAGTTCGGTCTGTGAGACAGTCCTTCAGAGATTTTCATAAAGCAAGATGCAATATAATCTGTAACAGTTGGTACTGCATTTCCTTTTTTCTTAGCATCATGAGCGCTAATAGCATATTCCATGACTGCTTCAGAGAATTCTCTATTATTTACGTAATGGGGTTTATCTTTTGGTTTGACTTTTGTGGTCATATTGTTTTCTCCATAATATACTATTATATCATATTTTCTGCTAAATGTAAACGATTAATTTATTTTAATTATTTTCACAAAAGTCGTTTACATTTGCTTGTTTTTATGGTATAATATATTAACACCCGGAGCGGTAGAGGTATACTAATTTAATGTAATGTTCTCTTTGTCTCAGGTATCAAATCATCAGCCGAACTGCCAAACGAGTCTTCGTACTCTTTTAAGAGTTCTTCATCAGTTCGAGTATCAGGTGGCGTGATAGGTTTATCCATCTTAAGAGCAAACTGTACATATGTATCTTTTATAGACTCTGCTATTGGTACATGCTGTATTATGCTACTCTTAAGTACTTTAAATTGTTTACTTTCAGAAAATGGGAACCATGCTGAGAATTGAACACCTCCAAGAAGACTTGGATGAATTCTTACTGGTCTTTCAATAATATAATTATTGTCGTTCTTTATTGCAAGAAGACCAATAATCTCTTCACCGTTCATGAGTTTAAAATGTCTAATATTTAATGATTCCATATTATTATTTATATGTTTATATCGTGCATCTTATAATTAAATCTCTCTTTTGAATAGATCTTAATTCTTTCAGCAGCATGCTGTAATGTATAGTTCTTTTGATTCTTCCAATGTAGATCATCTGCAATATCATATATCTTTGTATCTGTTCCATCTTCACTCTTCCTCAACCCTCTCCCGATCGATTGAAGTACTCTAATTTGACTTTTACTTGGTGAAGCAAAGATGATATTATGTAGATTCCTAATGTTAATACCAGTAGAAAAAGTCCCAATACTTGCAACGATAATTGCGTCCTTCTCTTTCTCGGTAATCTCACGGACTGATTCTCTTGTGTCAACATCTGTTTCTCCTGATACATAAAATAGCTTTCGCTCTTTTGGTATTTTAGTTTGTAATAATGAGTGTAATGGTTTACCATGCTTATCTACATAATTAAATAAGATTAAAGTATTTCCTTTTTGATCAAGAGCAAGATTAGATATAAAGTTATTTCTTGGTTCATATCTTACTATAAAATCAAGTTCTTGTTGATACTTTTCTTTTATTATCTGCTTACAGTATTCTTCCTTATATTTAAGTATAAGTATATCGATATCTAATTGAGCAAGATCGTCATTATCCATTAACTCTTTTGTAGTAGTTACTTTATATACTGGTCCAAATAATCCTTCTAATACTAACTGATGCGTTTGTGTTCCATCTAACGTTCCAGTAGTACCAATACGATATTTAGCTTCTGTACATTTTTCTAATATGCTTGTAAGAGATTTTGCTTTAAAGTTATGTGCTTCATCTCCTATGACCATACCAAATCCATTAAACCAACTTGCAGGTAATTTATATATTGATTGCCAAGTTGATATAATAATTCTCTGTTGTACTCCTATTTTTTCTCGGCCGGAATATATTCTATGACAGTTTTCTTCATGAGACCAAGCATCCTTACGAGAATAGTCTCCAAAATCAGAATACATTTGCTCTACCAATGATGTCGTAGGTACTATCAGCAAAACACTACCATCAAAACAATCAAGGTAATATCTTATCGCTAAATATATGATTAAACTCTTCCCAGAAGCAGTAGGTGATAGTAATAAGGTTTTCTCTTTTGAAAGTGTGTGCGAGAGTCCCTCCAATTGATATTGTCTGGGTATAATATCAGCTCCGTTCACAGAAAGGGACAGATTTGATAATAGGCCTTCTAGGTTAGGCTCTAGGGATGATTCGAGTGTACCATATTGTGGTGATTCTATCACTTCTAAGTTATAATCCCTCACGTCACAAAACTCACGCAAATATTTGTGCAATCCTGTGTATAATGTTTTCTTTCTACTATCAAATAGTCTTATTTTGCCATCCCACATACGATTACGATATGCTGGCATAAATTTATATCCAGGCACAAAGAATTGAAAATGCTCTGAGAGTTCCATCTCTATTGATGGGTCGGTTTGAATATTTAAGAAGACTTCATTCTTCTTTTGAATAGTAATGGTTTCCATTAGATACCGCTTGTGAACTTCCTCCACTCAATCATGTTCTTAATGTTTTGATGACGCCATTTAACGTTCTCTAGTATTTCTTTTAATGTTGAACACATTTCTTCTAGGTATTGTATCTTAGCTTGATGCTCTTGTATTAATGGATCTGCATCGTAATATCTATCCATATCGCCTTTTAAAACTGTAAGACCATTCAAAGGATCGTAATCCCAGCCTCTGTCATCCATTTCTTTTTGAGACATTTTACCATTATAATGCATCCATTTATCTTTTAATAAGACTTTGAATTCAAGCTCAGCCTTTTTAAGTTTCATTCGATTTACTGAGAGAAGTTCTAGGTATTTACCGTGGAGTTTAGCAGAATCTCTTGATGTCTCATCTAGATTCATTTCATCTATAATGGAATCAGTTTTCCACATTTCTAATATTTGTTGCAAATTATTCATAATAATATTATACCATAGTTTTAGTGATTTGTAAAGGACTTTTTATACAAATTCAAAGTTAGTATAGTTAAATGTAACATCCATTTGGACATACTCTATACTTTCTGTCTGTGTATCAAATTCCACAGTAGATATACTTGTTGGAAACACTCCTTTAAACTTAATCTCTTTTACTACATTGTTATGTGATGTTAATATTAATAATGTAGCATCAACTTTAAAATCTTCAGCAGTACTCGTTTGAGATAAGTTATGCATCCAATCAAAAGTTTCAATATAGTTTTCTAAATTCTCAGTTACATTGATACGTAGCGTTAAATCTTCGAAAGTAAGTCTATCACCTGTAAATGCTAAATTGACTCCTCTATATCCTTGCTCAGAAGCTGACATACTAACGCCAGGTAATGTAGCGCCAACCGCAAAATACTCTAAGTTAGGATATAACGTATCTATTTTAAATTGAAAGCCTGTAGGGCTTAAGAAATTTTTGTTTGTAGTTAATGTTGCCATACTACTATTTATACACCTTAAAATGTTAAGATAAAGAAAAGGGGTCTAAAAAGACCCCTTTAAATGAGTGATTAACTCTGGCTTACACCATGATGTCGTCAACTCTGAAGATTCTGAAGTACTGGTTAGCACGGTCTGTACCTGTGCCGTCAGCAGCTACGAATGGATTTGCAACCATACCGTATCTTGTTTTGAATCCCATTCTTGGTTGGAAATCGTTCTCACCGACCGCTTTAACCATAGTTAAAGGAACGTAAGGACAATAGAACATACCAGCGTCATACGGGTTAGTTCCTCTGTATCCAACACAAACGAAGTCAACAGTAGCATACGGATCAATGTAAACTTTAACTCTTCCGTTAAGAACACCAGCAAAAGTATTACCTGTGTCATCAACATTTAAGTTAGCAGCTAGAGCTGGAGTATAGTCCAACATTCCAGCAGCAGCTAAAGCTGAAGCAACGTCTGAAGAACAGATAATAAAGTTACCTTTTCCTCTTCTTGTTTCTTTAGCGATAACGTTACATTCTCTTTCGATCTGCATGATAAGACCTTTAAATCTTTCTACCATCCATCTTCCGTCTGAGTCTGTGTTAACATCAAATACACCAGAAAGAGCTGTTGAAGTTTGAAGAGCACCAATTTTAGCTTTCTTCAAAATTGTTCTAACAACTTCTCTGTTGATTTCAGCAAGAATTTCTGCTGATAGGATGTTAGCCAATTCGCCTTCAGCATCCAATCCGTGGATTGCTTTAAGGTCTTGTGCTAATTCCATTGTGTACTCAGCTTTAAGAGCTCTTGATTTAGCTGTTACAGTTGATTTCTCAATTGAAAAAGCCATCTCACCGAAAGAACCGTCTCCAGTCTCTCCAACTCCTAATCTCTCAGCAGCACTTGTAGCAAGTCCTGAACCGAAAGTTGAAACTGTGTCAGCTTCGTCAGCGATTGTACCGTCTGTATCAGCATCTGCTACACCACTTAATCCTGTTGGATCAGCTTGATGTGTACCTGTTCCTGAGAAGTCAGTATCAGCTTCATCAAATAAAGCTTCAGTACCACCCTGAGTTGAGTATTTTGATTTCATTGCAAAGATAAGTCCTGTAGGACCACTCATTGGCTGAACGCCAGCGATATCATATGCGATTAAGTTAGGCATTGCTCTACGAACTAAAGAGATTAATACTGGATCAAAAGTTCCAATATTACCACCACCAATGTTATTTGGTGCAGCAGCTTCAGAAATATAATTTCCTTGTGCTTGTGCTCTTTCTTCTTGTAGGGCAATTTCCTGATTTTCTAACAAGCGAGCTGTAACAGCCTTCTTGTAGTTATCTTGGATAGATGGAGCTGACTCGTGATCAAGTACAGGACCCCATTTTTCCATTAAGTTTTTATCTGCGTTAAACATTTCTGTTTTCCCCTATTTATTTAGTGAAATTTGTTATAGCTTGAGTGTATTTAGACATTGACTCTGATACAGTTTCATCTGAAACATTATCTTCGCCTAATAGACTATCAACTTCGTCGGCTGTTTCGCTAACATCTGATTTGAAGTATGATTCTTTAACAGTTTTAACTTTCATTTCGAAAGAATCTCTGTTATCGAATTCGATATCTTCTACTAAAGATGCTAATTTCTCAGCTTCAGTTTCTGCAAGCCCTGAAGATTGTTCTCTTACTACTTCACTCTTTTCAAATGATTGAACTTTGTTATGTAGATTGATATTATCTTCTGTGGTTTTATTTAAAGTCTCTTCGAGTTCAGTGACTTGTTCGTTGAGGTCATCAACTAAGTCTTCTTTACCTTCAGGTACTTCGATATAGTGTTCTTTGAACACTGACTGAAGTGAAGTCATAAACTCTTCAGCAATTTCAGTCCTAAGACCTTGTTGCACTTGTAGTTCATTATCTTTAATCCATCCTTCAACTACGTAGTTAAGGTATGAATCTACCTTTTCTACTAATGAAGATTGAACTTCAGATACTTCTTCTTCTAAATTTTGCGCATATTCTGCTTCGAGTCTGTCAACTTCTTCGCTTAACTTACTTGTAAGTACTGCTTCGAAAATGGCAGATGCTTTTCCACGGAATCCTTCTGAAAGTGTAGCTTCTTCTTTGATGATTGCATCGATATCTTCATCAAAATCAATTGCCTCAACCTTAGCTTTTGCTTTAGGTTCTGGCATTTTGCCTTTAACAGCGTTAGCTGCGTCATCGCCTGATTTTACTGAATCTTCTTCGCCATCAATAGTTACTAACTTTGCAAACATTTTTTGCGCGTCTTCTTTCTTTGCTTTCTTAAGCATTTCGACTGCTGCTTGAATTACGCCAGCTTTAGTTTTTGGAGTTTGAACAGTTTCCTTTTTAGGTTCATGCTCTTCTTCCTCGTCCTCGTGCTTGCCTTCTTCTAAAGATTCGCTTTCTTCAGATACAACTTCCTCGTCTAAAATTTCTTCATTTTCAACGAGCTCTTCAGTTGTTTCTTCTGAAACTTGCTCTTCAACTTCAACAGTTTCAACTACTTCTTCAGCGTTATTTAAAACGTCGTCTGACATAGTATTCTCCTATGATTTTAGATTTAATTTAGAGAGGAAATTTTTAAAAGCTCTTATTTCAGCAACCTGCAAATCTTTGCGAGGAGCACTTTTAATTTCAGTCTCAATTTCTTCAATATCTTGTTGACGAATTAGCCCATTATCCCATACCCATTCAACACCTTCCATAACACCGTTGACAAACGCCGACGGAGCACTTGGGTCTTGAACAATATCTACAGTTGATAACATAAAGTCATCTCCCACATATTGAGCGCCATTCTTCTGTACAAGACTTCCCATACCACGACTTGATACACCAAGCTTAACACCGCCTTCAAGTAAACCGCTAACGATATTACCCATAGGAGTATTAAGGATTGATGCCTTTCCTACAACATCATTTCCCTGCCAATGCAGATCTGTGATTTTGTGTGAAACTTTATCCAGGTTTACTGTTGGTCCTTCTGGATGATTTAACTCTCCAACAGCCCTTCCTGTTTTAACTTGTTCGGTTACGTATTTTTCTACTGCTTTTTCAAGATTTTTCTTTTCGTAGATACGACCGTTTCTGTTCTTTTGATTTGATTGCATAAATAC